CTTGAGTGCGTGAACTCTAATCCAACGATACCCATTGCAGTTTGACCTGCAACACTAACGCCACGATCTGCAAGTGATGCGCGTGCTAGCTCTCGCAAGCTCATACCACTATATGCGTTAGCTTTTGTGTTTGATTGATCCTTATCAATACCTGCACGTGCTAACAATGATTGCTTAACACTGTCGCCAACAATATTACCATTACCAGCATACGCGGTAGGCGCTGCGCTTGGCGTTGTATTTGCACCAAGTTTAGCTAACAATTTGTCTTTTGCTTGCTCTGCGGTAACACTCAAGTCACCTAAGCACTCAACTAGCAAATCATTGTGCGTAGTACCAAACGGAGCAAATACGGCTTTAATATCCGCATTGCGTTTATTTAGATCCGCTTGCACTTGTGCAGTATTATCTACTGTCACAGTTTTAGTTTGATTTACTGGCGCTGATTGTTCAGTTGGTGTTGCTTGTGATGCTGGATTTGTACCAGCGTTGCCTTGTGGCTTAAACAACATATCTTTCATTGCTTTTGGCATATTTTCAAAGTCCTCTAGTTTTCGTGATTTAATAGACGCCATCGCCACAAGTGGTTCGGCTAATTTGTCGGCAAATCCTTGTTCAACACATTCTTTTCCGTTGAGCCAAGTTTCTGCTGATAGCATTTCTGCTAATTCTTCAGGTGTTTTTCCTGTTTTGTTTGCATAGGCTGGGATTAGCGTATTTTCGACCTTGTCTAATAGGTCAGCATACTTGCGCATATCTTCTGCATCACCACCTTGGATACCCCAAGGCTTATGGATCATCATCATTGCATTTTCCGGCATGATTACCTCATTGCCCGCCATTGCAATAACGCTCGCCATACTTGCCGCCAAGCCGTCAATGTAAACCGTCACATTTGCCGGGTGGTTTTTTAACAAGTTGTAAATGGCGATTCCATCAAAAACATCACCGCCGGGGGAGTGGATGTGTAGATTGATTTGTTTGAGGTTGTTGCCAAGCGCTTTTAGATCTTTCGAAAAGCTCTTAGCAGTAATACCCCAATATCCGATCTCATCGTAAATTGAGATTTCCACAGTATCGGTTGCTTTAGCTTTAATTGAGTACCAAGACTGGTTATTCGTCTTTGTCACGCTCGCTGTCATCGCTACCGGTGCTAAAATTATTTTCTGTTTTCGCATTTGTTGTACCTGTATTAGTTAAATCCGTGTCAAACTTGAGACCAAATTTGCGGTTTTCCTCGACCTCAACTCTACGTCTGCGTTTAACTTCTGCTGGGTTGCTGCCGCTTGCTCGTACTGCTTGGCTTTCGGTTGCCAATCCACCTTTGATGCGCTCTTTCCAGGCTTGCGCCTCTTTGGTTGGATCAATCCATGGCATCACTGGACCACTATAAACGGCGTTATAAAGTGACTCTGGATCAATATCGACTGGCACCTCAATTTCACCGCTAACAATCGCCATTTTTAGCCATTCTCGGTAAATCGGGCGGGAGATATGTGCAACAAAGGTATCTTGTAAAACGGAGTAACCCTCAAAGCTCTCCACCAACTCTTGGCGCTGGCTTGAGTAAGTGCCGTTATAGTCACGGGCAATGCTAGAGTAACTGGAGCGAGTCCCCGCTGCTGTTGCTCTTAATTGCCCATTCCTAAAGGTTTCAAGGTTCACATTCGGGCGATTAGAATTGATTAACCCTATATCTTCACCAGGTTTTAAATCATCAATGATTGCACCAGGTGCTATTTCAAAGTCGCGTTCAGAGCTATCCGTGCTGTACTCATCATTGTCACCGTAAAGAGAGGAATCTCCTTTTTTGATGTACATCGTAAAGGCTGCAGCAATTCGTGCTGCGACACGCTCGCTCTCCTCGTAGTCTTTGAGGTCGGCAAGTCGGACAATTACGCCATGCAACATCGATACACCACGCAATTGGTGCAGTCGTTTTTTAAATGCCAGGTGCAACATGTTTTCCGCTGGCACAGTTTTAACTCGTCCAAAAGTTCGGTTGTTTTCTTGGGGGTTATCCATGTAAACGCGGTACGACTTAGGACGGCGCCATGCATCAAGCTCTACCCCTTGAATTAAATTTGCTGTATCAAGGGTATTCATCGGCACAAAATCAGGCTCTAGTGCCTCAAGGCTAAATGCGATTTTGGTGCTGTGATTAAGACCAGCTACACTGCCTCGCACAAGTTGGATAAACACTTCCCCATCACGGAGCCACGTGCGTAACAACATCCGCTCAAGTTCGGGGCGAGTAAATTGTCCTGTCACTTCAGGACGGATAGACCATTCCGCCCATTTCTTGCGAATTTGCTCTGCTAGCTCCTCATCAACATCACCACTTAAATTTAGCGGTTGTGGTTCAATATGGATTCCTCTAGAGCCAATCACACGCTCTTCCATTTTGTCCAAAATGCCGATCACAATATCGTGATTTTGGTCTAACGCTCGAGCTTGTTCTCGCAAACTGACCGCACTTTGTTTGGTCGATATGTTCGCACCTTGGCTTTCGTGTTTTGCCTTATGTGTACGGCTTGGCATTGCTGCCTCGTATGCATTCATCACATATCGGCTTTTTGCTCGCTGTGCACCCCATTTAGGCGAGATTGCGGCAATTGTTTTATCTAATATTCCCATCGTTTAAAATCTCGCATATTTGATTCTGTGGCGTTTAACGTGCTGTCTTGTTTCCGCTAATAACTCATTAAGCATTTGTTGATAGCGGTCACGTTGTTTTGTCCATTCGGACACTTGGTAAGATACCGATCGCCCATTAAAGCTCACTTGGCTTTGGGCGTTTTCGATCTTTTCATCAAGCGTTCGGATTTTTTCTTCGAGTTCGTCTCTGTCGTAGATAGCCATTTTTGCCCCAATAAAAAACCGCACTTTTTACGGTGCGGTTAGTTAAGTAGTGGTAACTCAATTTGCAATTTGTCTTCAAAGATTTTTAGTGTTGCTTCAAGCAACGGCTTTTTACCTTTCCATTCATTCAATGCTTTACCACAAACGCTTGCTAATTGTTTTTCGGCTTTATGTTCGCCCAAAGCTTGGTAATATTGCTCAAGCAATGTCATGTTGCCAGATAGCAATTGATCTTGCATAAAATTAAACGCTTTGATGTAAGCGATCTTAATTGCCATTGCTTTTTTGGTTTTATATCCCATAACCAACAACATAAAACCGTCTTTTGTCATCTCAAACATTGGGCGTTTTTCGCCTTTTTTATCGATGTATTCAACGAGACCAAAATTGGTCCGGTTAAATTCGTCATCTCCCGCCTCTAAGATTTCGCGAATATCTCGCATAACATGTTTATGATATTTGCCAAAAACCTTAGCAACTGTTTCAGATGTGGTAATTGTTTTCGCCTCTTTATTTTGTACAAATTGTTTAAAATTTTCGGGATTTGTTAATTGCATTTTCTATCTCCAAATTTAGATAATAAAAAGCCCCAACTATCTCTAGTTAGGGCTTGAGTTATTACCGCAACATATCCACCTTTTCATAGGCCCGGTATCTACCGATTTAAGGCTGTTTAGGAGTTAAAGCCAACCGCTTTTTTTGCTTCCACCACCGTTTAGCCAATTACTTTTTGTTTTGGGTTTCGGTTGCGGTTTTACTTGTTCAATTTCTACCACTCTTTCAGTTTCTTCTGGTGCGGATGATTCTCTACGGATCACGTTAGGGTTTACGCTTGGCAATTTCGCCCAGTATGGGACATTGTCTTCATCTCCCCACTTAATACGCTCATAACCACGCAAAATAGCGATCGCATGGGTATAGCAAAATAAGTCAAACGCCTCATTGTTGCCTTTCCCTGGTTTACGCCATTTACCGTCTTGTCCACGCTCCTCATAGGTCAGCTCATCAAAAAACCATTCTCCTAACCATGATGGGAAATGAATGTAATTGGCACCAACAGTCTCTCGACTCAGTGCATTACTAATGCGATCTTTGAGTTGATCTGTTTGTAGTAAATACAACGGTACATCACCACGCGCTTGAGCATGACGATCTGACCTTGAGGTGTTATCAGGATAAGTGCGAGAAATCAGTTTTTGGCGCTTGGTGCTATCACCTTTGACGAGATACACTCGTTTTGATATGCCATCACGCTTACATCTGCGCCAAAACTTATAGGCGTTATCTGTTACACCATCCTCACCGCCACTATCCACAGCCATTGCAAGGATTGGCATGAATCCGCCGTCTAATCCCTCAATACGATATTGCTTATTGAGTACATCACTAATGAGTAAATCCCAGTCCTCAGGGTAGGCGGACGGATCAATGGGGAGGCTTTCCCCCTCTGAATTGCACCGCATTGATGATTTAATGTTGTATCTATCAATGAGCCACCGTTCGCTGTTTTCGCCATATCCCACAATTTGGACGACAAAACGGCGATTCCGCCCACCCTGTACATCAACTGCAGCCAATAAAAAACGGCACCCATAAGGTACCGTTCTTTTTTCGGTTTCTTCTCGCCGTTCCATTAACTCATCACTTCGGCGTTGCTCAAGCGCGGAGCGTGGTAAATAAGGTAACCCACAGTCGGTATTCGTTACCGCCTTTAGAGTTTCCTCGCTACCAGTCATCTCAAATTCGTGCTCGGCGTTGAGGAGTTTATAAGTTAACTGCGCCCATGTTTGATAAGCGGCTGCAGGGCCTTCCAGCCAAAATGATGCAATACGTGAGTTTCTTCCTTCGCCATGGATTACACCGTCTTTATCTATCGTTTGCCCCTCTTTTAACCACTTGCCACCGATGTTTAATGCTCGTTTCTTGTCAGGATCTACGAGAGATTGGCAATGAAAGCATTGCAATCGAGCTTTTTCGCTCGCCTTAACATAATCAGTATCATCTCGATAGCCGACCATATTTGCCATTGATGGCTCAAACCATTCTTTGCAATGTGGACATTGCCAATAGAATCTGCGTCTATCGCCACGGTTATATAGTGACAAAATACCTGTTGTTGGCGGTGCCTCGTGAGTCGTTTTGGGATGATGTTTTATATCAACAATATCTTTACCTGGTGAACTCTCTACAAGTGTCATACCAGCACTCATAAATGTAGTCGTTCGCTTGGACGCTAAACTAAATCCGTCACCCTCACCGTCCACATCATCAGGCCAGCGGTCATAGTCTGTTAATGCAACATATTTGTAATCGGATGATGACAATACGTTAATTGACGGCCAACCAATCTTTAATAGATTACCTGCCCTAAAATATTTATCGTGGACATTGTTATCGTTTTTACGCGGGCTTAATCTTTTTGCAATCTCAGGCGAGCATCTAAAAGTGCGATCTAAACGTTTACGACTATGTTCGCTGGCTTTTTCTTGGGTGAGTTGCACCAGTAAGAAGTCGGACGGATCGCAAATAATGGAATAAATAATCCAGCCGTCAATTAAGCCGATTGTTTTGCCTGTTCGTGCAGGGCCAACAAAAATCACAGCATCATATTCACGAGAATTGAGGCAATCCATCGGTTCGAGCATATAAGCAGCGGTGTGTTTGTCCCATTTGACGGAATTGCCACCACCAACGGGAACACGCATATATTCTGCAACCGCTTCCGATACTTTCATTCGGCGTGGGGCTTTGATGAGATTTGCCACATCACGGCGAATGTCTTTAGCAGATGCGAACATTATTCCTCCGTTTTTTGAATATGCTGTGCCATTTGATCGCGGATGTCGTCGATTACTTGCTGCACGCGAATAAGGGCATTAGGTTGTAAGCCACAATCACGTTCGAGAATGTCGGGTAACGTTTCCAGCGATTGAACAATGGCTTTAGCAAGAAAGCTCATCTCTTGTGCCACTTCAAACGCAGGGATTAGCTCTCCCGTCTCTCGCTCATACTTAAGCCTTTCGTTTTCCGCTTGCCAAAATGCTCGTCTTTCAACAGGGGATAAGCTATCAACATCTGCCGTCATTTTTTCTGCAAGCCCAATTTTAATTAAATCAGATATTGCATACAGCTTTAATTTTGAGTTACTACCTATAGCTGGCGTAAGCCCCGCAAGCCGTTGTGACACGGTTTGTCGATGCATTCCGACTAGTTCGGATATCTGATTTATATTGAGTTTTAAATCGTATAAATTATCCATAACTAACGCCGTTAAAATACCAAAAAACCAAAAAGATGATGATGCCTAGAATCTCAAAAAACTGTCGAAAACCGCGACGCCGAAACCCCGTGGATGAGGGTATCCCGTCGGGAGTACCTTTTTGTTACATATACATCACATAGCTTGCGTATTTTCTCGGGGTTTTATCTAACCAACCACGAAACCATACGCAAATTATGTAGCATTTAATTTGCATAAAAATAAAAGCGAGAGCTATAACACTCTCGCTTTATCTTGAATTACTGAGCCTTACTTCGAATATCTACCCAGTTACGCACACTATCCACTTGCTTAGCACACAAATCCCGCTCGCTCATTACTACAACTAGGTAATCTATTGCATCTCCGTAAGTCTCGCCTGTAAACACTGTTTGCGGGCAAGGCGTGAGATAAGCTTGCGGTGGTGTGAGGTAAACGGTCTTAATGCGTGGACTGCTGCAACTGCTCAATAGCAGTGCGAGGCATAGGCACACGAGCACACGGCTCTTTAACCAAAATCGTTTTAATGCTTTCACGTTTTACCTCTGCTTGTTTGCGTAACTCATCAGCAAGCGATTGCTGATTTCTGACCGCTTCAATCTCTTGCTCAAGTTGAATGGTGAGATTGGCATTCGCTTGTTCTTGCTCAATAATCGTTTGGGCTTGCGTGAGGTTTTCGGCTCTTAAGTGTAATACCGTCTGATGCTGACCCCATAACCAAACACACAAGCCCAAAATGACTGCAGTTAATGCGACGTTAAATCGGCTAAACATAATGCTTTCTCTTTCTCACGGCGTGCAGCTAAACCAGGTAGCTTACGCCCGCCAGCATAGACCCAACGAGGGAACTCATTGCACGCTTGTTTGTAATTGCCTGTTTGTAAATGCTTAAACATCGTGGATTTACTTACTGCACCACAACCCACATTAAAAGTAATCGACACTGCAGCATCAAATACCGATTGTGGTAGCTGTTTACCATTGCCATATTTATTCACACATTGCTCGGCAATCACAATATCGTTCTTCCAACGCTCGGCAATTTCCAAATCAGAATATCTGTGTTTCGGATCGATTTTTTTACCGCTTGCTGCTGTTGAACCAATCCCCACCGTAAGTACATCAGCTGGGCATTGATACGGGTCTCGTCTACACCCTTCCGCATCGCCAATAATTTCCAAACCTTGCTTAGAGGTGCGAATTTCACTGCCAAAATTGGCAAACAATAACGTAATAATCGCCCCCACAGAACAGACACCCGTGCCGAATCCTAAAGCGGTTCTTGTTTTAGATAACCTCATCATCTAATCCCTTCTTCAATCTAGCCATTCTAACTTGATGCAATTCTTCTTTTCGCTCATCTTCACGCTTGAGCATTCGTCCTTCTATGCACTTAGAATACGCATTCACCACCGCTGTGATAATACCAATTGAGATACTGAGCAACATCAGGTTATTCTGATCGCCCAACCACGCAAGCAGTCCAGAAAAACCCGACCAAAGATAACTTTGATTTCCTGGGTCTTTAAACATGTATTACACCCCCCCCCCTGTTTGCGAGAAAAAAAAAACCCCCCCTTTTTGGGGGGGGGGTGGTTTCTGCTAAAATTTACATTCCACAACAAAATTAGCAGAGGAAATGATAATGGAATACATTATTTGGGTTGCTAATATTTGCCCAAATATTATTTACAATGTAGAGAGCGATCAATATGAGGATCTAACAGAGAATTAACCTTAATTCCTCCACCAACAATCGAGCCATTTGTAATAAGATGAGCATACTTATCTTTGAGGTTTTCATAAAGTGCCTTGAGCAAATATTCCGGCACTTCCTCACCATCAATCTTAATTGTATCGCCTAATGTAATGTTCATATTCCACCTACAAAAAAGCCCCGACTGGAAAACCAATCAGGGCTGTAAAATTCATTCGGTGAACATCACTTATACGATGACCACCATTGCAGATATACTATATGAAACCTCCACCGATTTCAATCACTTTTTACACATTAAAAGCAAATTTTTGCAATTTAGGTGCATTTTTGTGATTTTTAATAGCAAAATCTAGCCACTTAGCTACTACCCATTCCGAAGCTTTAATGCTCTGTGTTACTCTTCTATACCAAGCATTGAATGAAACAGATTTATCTTTTACGTGCTGATACTTCGCAATCGCATACACAGAACGACCAAACACATATTTTGCTTCCAGATATTTATAATCCTGCGGACAAGGCTTCTTAATGCAATAGCCCACCACCGAACTAATTACCATACCCAGCTCATCGTTGCACTGCTCATGCACAGGCTCTTTAACCTGATTTGGATCGACCGACAGCATCAATCTCGCAATCATATTTGTACGGCACTCAAAATCTAAACCACTATAAACCCACGCACCCCACTCACTCAACCGAGCTTCAATCCACGCCTGCTTATGCTCATCAAGTAATTTATCCGCCATGTTTCAACTCCTTTACTTTCGCCTTATACACCTTGATTAAATCCTTGATTTCTTCCACCGATAACTTCAGCGGTGGATGGTCTTGCCGTTCTAAAAATTCCACCCGTTCAAGCCCGATTTTCTCAATCAGCCCCAACCGATATTCCAAAATATTACCGCTTAAATGATTGTTGCAAGCCGAGCATTGCTTGTGGACGTTATCCTCATTAAACCGCAATTCAGGGCAAGCCCCCACGCTGCGATAATGCCCTGCGTGATATTGCCCTTTGTGATAGCGACCACATGAAATACACGGCAAATCTTTATCCCGTAGCCGAATAAACTCATTAAACGCCTTTTGAGCTTCCTTCAGCCAATCAGGGCGACTTTTCAGCGCCTCTTTTCTCGCTCGCATTCTTCGCCCTGCTTCCAAGCGGTCAGCTTTTTCTAGTTTTTTGCGTTTTTCTTCCGCTTTCCGCTTACCCATCGCCATTGCACACTTTACGGAGCAAACCTGCTGTGTGGAGCGGAATTTTGTATAGTATTCGCCACATTCTTTGCATTTATGCTGCTTTGGTGGTTTATTCATTGATAATTTCCTCTTCCTTCCAACGCTTCCCACAGCGAAACCCCGTACATTCAAACGGCTTGATTTTGTCGATTTCCGATTTCTCGCTAAATTCCCGCCAATCTTTCAACACCGCACCGCAAGCGGGGCAACGGTATGGCTCGTTATTGTTGTTCATTTAGTTACCTGATATTTACTTAAACATCACATCTATTGCACATGCAATAATAAAAAGAGCTACTGCAGCACCAATGCTCATAAGCCCAAAGCCTAATCCAAACCACAAAAAATCCATCTCACACCTCAATAAAAAAACGCATACAAGCGGTCTAAAATCCGCTCATCATTGCAACCTTTAAAAATATTTTGCATTGCCGCATTGATTAACGCGGAATAACACCGCTCAAATTCGTCCTGCTCCATATTGCCGTAAGAGAGTGATTGAGCTTCCACCCGCATTCGCCCGTCAATCGTATAACTCGCCACCTTGTAGCCCGCTAGCACCGTCAGATTTTTGCGGAAGGTGTCAAACTGAGTACGTTCATCAAAATATCGCCATTCGGTTTTATCCGCTGCCCAATGGTCAAAACAGAACTTGAAGAAAGCGAATACCTTGCGATGAAAAGCAGGATTGCGAACCTGTTTAATCTCCACTTGGTACTGCTCGCCCGTCTTGAACTTCATCAAAGCTTCGGCTTGCATATCATCCAGCGGAGCAAGCATACCACCTGCCATTTTGAGCATTTCAAGTTGCATTATTTCCGATAACTCTCCCAATCAAACGCAATCATTGCACCGCGTGGATCACCGTTTTGCGTTTAGTTTTAGCTGCCATACCCACCAACTTTCTTTACAAAATCCAGACTTACCGACCGTTGCACAAAATCTTCCATTGTTGGGTCAAACACCACAATCATCTGTCCTTTACTGTTGCCTTTGATTTCCTTGCCTGTAACAGGGTTAATAAACGCTATGCGCCCCCCCCACAAGATCAATCACCTCATTTGCCACACCGTGAACGCATTGCTGATACCACTGCGTAGATTTGTCGTTGTTAAGTAACATCACCACTAAATGCCCTGCATCACGCAAGCGTTTTGCCTGCTGCAAAAATGGCTTAACGTCGGAGTAAGGGGGATTGACAAAGATTCGCAACGGATAACTGCAACGTTCGGCAATTTCATCTAACAACACATCAAAAATATCGTCTGCCAAAAAATCGGGGGCAATCGAGACATTATCGTCAGCGTCTGAGCCAGGTTCGCCAATATAACGACTAGTCAATGCGTTCTTAGCTGTTGCACAACCGTCTAAATCAAACCAGAAAAAACGCTGCTTTAGCCAGTCGAATAAATACTCTGGCGTTTGCCAAGTGTTGCGGTCAAATTCTTGTTCTTTAGCCATTCCAACCTTCCTGTTTCATACTTCTCCGCTTTCTCAATTCCGCTTCCACCAATGGATGAGCGGGGATATATTCCTTCGGCTTTTCAATCGCCATTGCTCTTGGTGGGATTTGCTCGCCGCTTAAAATTCGCTTTGCCATCGAATCCAACGCCAATTGAGCTTGATTCTTAAGCGTGCTTTCTTGCCACAAATACCGCCGTTCTCGACGATACAAATCGGTAATCAACCAGTATTCCGCATCGCTTTTGAACGAGAATTTGTCAGCTTCCTCAAGTCCATAGGCGGAAAAGTGATTTAACCGCTTGAGTAGTTTTTCGAGCGTTGGCAAACCTAACTGAGTGTAATCAACCACCTTGCACCAACCGATAAATTTCCCTACACTTGGTACAAAATCATCTTCCTTCGCTCTCAAGGCTTTCATACCCTGTTTAACTTGCTCAACGGTTGTAATCCCGTTTTCTGCAAAGCCTAAAATCCATTGTTGCTTAGCCGTTGCCACTTGCTCAGCGGTGTAATACGACAATCTCGGACAACTCGCCAGCAACTGCTCGAACACTCGATTTACCAAGCGTTCAGCCGTCTCGTTCACAAGCGGTCGATTTTGCGTGATAGTTTGCAACTGGCTCATAGCACGTTCTCCCACGCCTCAGCGGTATTCCATTCCATGCTCAGGTTATCCCCACGAGGTTTAGCTTGGCGGTTGCGTTGCAATACCAGCACATCCCATTTCTCTCGCAACTTGCGTGGGCTGAGAATGTTTGCTTGCCAGAAACGGTCTTGATTTGCCCACTCGAACAACTCAATGATTTCAGGATGGCTCTTGCCGTCTCGTTCGCTCAGCAGTCGGATATCATTCGCCCATGCTTCAAAATTCGGTTGCTTGTGATTCGGGTTGAGTTTTTGAATGCGAGCAAACATCTCTTTCGCCATCGCCAAATCCATTTCAGTAAAACTGAATTTTTTGGTAGGCGAAGTTGCAGGCGTTTTCGTCTGCAACGATAAATTAATATGGTTAATTGATTGGTTAATAGAGTGATTGGTTATGGGTGAAATATTTTCACTAGGGGGGAGTGAATCATTTTCACTAGGGGGTGAAATTCGTTCACTAGGGGGTGCAATATTTTCACTACCCTTTTCAAGGTGCAAAATGTACAAATTCGAACTTGAATCGTCCTGATTTTTGCGTGATTTTTTCTCCACCAATCCCATTTTGATAAGTGCATCGATATGTGAAATCACAGAACGACGACTTACCTCGCAATGATCTGCAATATGCTGATAACTTGGAAAGCATTCGCCTTTATCATTCGCATTGTCCGCTAATTTCAGCAACACCAATTTACGAGTAGGATTGCCTACTTTTAATTTCATTGCCTGAGCGGTTAATAACATACTCATAATCCCACCGCCTTATCTTGTGTAAATTCACCGTTCCAATTGGATTTCATTGTTAATTTCTGTTGCGTGTACCACTTATAAATTTTGGCTGCCCCTTTTTGTAGCAACACAGGGCGATAAGTGAAAAATGGCTCTTTGCCGTGTGGTGAAATAGGCACAGGCTCTTCCGTCATATAGCGATCACGTGCGTAAGAAGTCACCCGCCAATCATTATTGCCATCTTTGTAAAGCCATTTCACCTGCTGCAAATGATCGTTAATTTTCTGAGAATTCACGCCATTTAAACCTTTCGCAAATTGCGGTGCAGTGATGCCATTGCGAAAATAACTTTCCATTGAGGTAATCTGTGTTGATTGCTGCTGGTTCTCGAGCAACAACGCCTGTTTTTGCTCTTCCAAATCTGCTGCTAAACGCAAGGCTTCCGCAAAAGTCCGCGGTAATTGCACCGCTTGTTGAGCTTCCAGTTCTTGCCAGCGGTCAACCAGACGAGCGGTAAATTCTGGTGAAAGCTGTGCAACTACAATGTAAGTATCGCGTTTCTCAAGATGATATTCGTAATACTGTTGTCCGTTTTGTTCGTGGGTGTACACCATTGGTGCATACCCCTTAATAACACCTTTCTCAATTAGTCGCTCAATAGAACGACACACAACTGAATGGCGGTTAGAAATAATTTCCGCAATCTCACGACTACTCATCGTTAAGCTTGCATTTTTTTCTGTAATCGGTAATAATTCTGTCGCTTTCATAAACGATTCATTCCTGTATAGAACCCGTGTTCCTGCACGGGTTTTTTATTTGCCTTTTGAATTACGTAACACACCCCAATTCACATCAGGGCGTAGCTCTTCGCAAGTTACCTTGCCTTCTGTGATGCGTTCGATTTCTGGACAGCGTTCTGCTGGAACACCTGATTTTCTCCATTTCGCAACTGCCCACGGTCTAATACCGAAATGCTTTGCTAATCCAGACTGACCGCCAACGAGTTCAAATACTTTTTCTATTGGTTGCACAGATCTTTCCCTTGTCTATTCTACTTAAAGTAGCATTCTACTATTTAAAATAGCATTGTTGCAAGTTTATTTTCGTTTTAAAATTCTACCTAAGGTAGAAACCATAAAAGGGGAATACGAAAATGAGTACAGAAAATACACTTGCTACAAGATTAAAAGCAGTGATGGATGAAAAAGGCGTAGGAATTCCAGAACTCAGTAAAGCACTTGGAATCACTTATGAAATGGTGCGTAGATACGTAATGGGTGTAGCAAAACCTAGAGAGAAAAAGTTAAAACTAATCGCTGATTATCTTGGCGTATCTCCAGCATGGTTAGAGTATGGAGAAAGTTCAAACCTTGCGGTAACAACTACGCAAGAAGTCCACTTGCTCGATAACATCAAATTCTTAATGCGTAAAAAAGGTATCTCACTCCCACTTTTGGCGGAGCGAACCGAGATTGAAGAAAGCCGTTTATTAGAATTATTGAATTCCGACAACGTGGAAAATGAAAAACTCTTTTTAAGCACGCTTGAACAATTATTTCTTATCTCAACAGACCGCTTGCTTTATGACGACCTTAGCCAAAACTCGAAAGGTGTGAACTTCCTGAAAATGCGTTCCGTACCCGTGAACCGTGTGCCTATTCGTGGCTACGCCCAATTAGGTGCTGAAGGGCATTGGGTAGATTTAGAATACCCTGTAGGCGAAGGCGATGGCTACATTTGGTGGCCAAGCCGTGATGAAGATGTATATGCCCTAAAATGCCAGGGCGATTCGATGACCCCACGCATTAAGCACGGTGAATACGTGATTATTGAACCGAATCACGAAATCAAAAATGGGGATGAAGTGCTTGTCGTTACCGATGAAGACCAAGTGATGGTTAAAATCTACGCCTACGAACAAGGCGGCAGACTTACGCTCTATTCCGTGAATGAAAACCACGACCCAATCAATCTTTACCAAGAAAACATCCGTAAAATGCACTATATGGCTGGCATTGCGAAAGAGAGCTTGGTGTTGGATTTGTAGAGTCTGAACATAGGAGTTATTTGTAATTGTAAATTAATATAACAGCAGAGGTGTAAATTATGGCAAAGAATGAAATTATTAATGTTCAAGGTACTGACATTCAAGTCCAAAACTTAGGTGGCGAAGATTATATTTGCCTTACAGATATGTGTAAAAGATTTACAGGTGGTAGTGCCCTAATCGAATCTTGGATTCGTAATCGTAGCACTTTAGAATTTCTTGGTGTATGGGAAAAGCTAAATAATACAAATTTTAATTCCCCCGAATTCGAGGGAATTAAAAATATGTCTGGTTCAAATAGCTTTATTTTATCTGTTAAAACCTGGATAGAAAAAACGAATGCCATTGGAATTACAGCAAAAGCAGGTCGATATGGTGGGACTTATGCTCACAAAGACATTGCATTAGAATTCGGCTCTTGGCTAAGCCCAGAATTTAAATTATACCTCATTTCTGAATTCCAACGACTTAAACAAAGAGAGGCAAGCGAAGGGCAATTAGAGTGGAATGTTAAGCGCATTCTTTCAAAAGTAAATTATCGTATCCATACTGATGCCGTTAAAGCACATTTAATCCCACCATTATTAGATAGTTCAAAGCAAGGCAAAGTGTACGCTATTGAAGCTGATGTTCTAAATAAAGCACTCTTCGGGAAATGTGCCGCAGAATGGAGAAAAGAAAATCCTGGCAGAAAAGGGAATATAAGAGATGATGCAACAATAGAGCAACTTACTGTATTAGCCTCTTTGGAAAGTCAAAATGCTCTTCTTATCGAACAAGGCGTCCCTCAACTTGAGAGACTAAAACTTTTAAATAGATTGGCTATTCAACAAATGCAATCAATTTTACAATCTTCATCACTTGAAGCATTAAAGACCAAAGCATTGTTAGAGTAAAATAATACCAAGCCCTCACCACGAGGGCTTTTTTTATTGCCCACTATTCCTCAATCTCTATATCCTGATGTACTATTGATATCAACTCACCATAGCCTTCCTTAAGTGCTTGTGATAGCAACAGCAGTATAGCTATATCCTTTCCAATTAAATTGCTCAATTCGATTAACACTTCGTCTTTTGATACTTTCATAACTGTCTCCTTTTCATTACATATTAACCATTTCTTATTTTTTGTCTAAAACCTCTTCAAAAATTTTCGAGCCAGATCGCAAAAATATTTTTCATAGTTCAAAAAACAATCAATTAAACTACATCGTTTAAAATTTATTTCCTTTAAAATCAAACATTTATCTACTTTAAGTAGAAAATCACCCTATTTATCTTCTACTTTGTGTTGCATTTATTTTCTACTTTAAGTAGAATAAGCCCATCAAAACAAAACAGCCTGATAACAAAAATCAGGCGTTATCTAAAACAGCTTTAACGGAGAGCCAAACCCTTAGCCCTCAATGCGGAAACATCCGCAACGACCGCCAAGCGTTGAAGCAAACGGAAGATGAAAGCTGTTTTAAATAACTTGCTCTTTAAAAATTTGGAATGGGTTAGTGAAGGTTATTAGTAACAACAAAGGAGCTATTTATGACCACTTCACAATCTGAAACAACGCAAGAAAAAATAAACCTGCCTGAGCGTGAACGAGAACGCATCAAGCAGGCGATCTTAAACAGTGTGGCGAGAAATACCAATTACCCACCAGATGAACTCGCAAAATTAACTTGCGATGCTATTTGTCTGATTGACTCTTATAAGCATTAAGAACGGCAGGAACAGAAATGTTGTCATCTAAAGCTTCAAATCTTTTAGATAGCGTTTCAACAAAGTCTGCAATTTCTTCAGCTGTGCCTTGATTAAGTTGATTAACAGGCAAGCCCATTGATGCACTTGCTGATTTTGCAATATCTCGTGCAAAAAGCAAGGCTAGTGTATCAGCGTTATGTTTTCTCATAATGTTCTCCTTAATTGAGTTGTAGTCGCTCAATTATTGTACTCCTCGTTGTAGTCGCATACAAGAGGGCTTGAGCCTTACAAGCATAAAGAAAGGCAACCTTCACTAACCTATTCTGGATTTTAGACAATTTGGATCAAACACACCGCTTGCCCGAATGCAGGGTGCGAGTTAGTCAAAGCGTGGAAGCCCATAAAGACCCACCGCTCAAGAAGATGTGTATCACAAATCAAGTGGTGTGTTAGCTGAAAACGGGGTGTGGATAGTGAGCCACAAGGGAGTAAGCGATAACACCGCCCTTGGCTGCAGGGCACGAAACAAGGCAGCCACCATTTAAAACCGCTTTCCGAGCTCCACCAAAGGTCTGGGCAAGCTACAGATTGTCAAGTTAAGGATAGCTAGGTCAGAACGTGAAAGCGGTTTTAAATGGTAAACATTGACAGCTGGAAAGACAGCGTTTGATTAACTTAATAAATGCCAGAAGGAGTAATTTATGGCTTTAGTATTAACCAAAGGTGAAACCTTAGATTTAACCAAAACAGACAACTCTTTAACCAAATTACGCGTTGGTTTAGGTTGGGATACTGCAGACACAGGTGCAGCGTTTGATTTAGATGCTCACGCATTTTTATTAAATGCCGACGGTAAAACACGTTCAGATAAAGATGTGGTTTATTTCGGGCAAAAATCTGCAGAAAACGGTGCAGTGCGTACATTAGGCGATGACCGCACGGGTGAAGGCGAGGGCGATGATGAAACCATTTTAATCGACTTAACCGCACTACCTGCAGAAATTCAAAAAGTAGCGATTGCAGTTGATATTTACGAAGGTAAACAACGTAATCAAAACTTCTCAAAAGTACAAAACGAATTCGTTCGCTTAGTTAATGATGTAACAGGTGAAGAAATTGCACGCTTTGAACCGCAAGACGAAGGTAACGGCAACCACACCGCCATCATCTTCGGTGAAGTATATCGCAACGAAAACGGCTGGTCGTTCAAAGCGATTGGCGAGACATTGGAAGGCAATTTAAGCACTCTAATCGCTAAATTCGGTGCATAACCTTATGCCCTTTGCCCTTGTGAAAGCAAGGGTATTTAAAAGTATTCTTTGTAGTAAGAGTGCTTTTAAATGGTAAACAAGGAGCAACTTATGATAGGTTACGAAGATTACAACGCATTAGGCTTACCGCCTGAATATGACGAGCAAGACCGCATTGAGCGAATGGAAAATAAAGTGCTTGAAAAGCTGAAATTATCAGGTTTAAGCATCTTAGCCGACAAGCTGATAGATACAGAAGTGTGGCATAACACCATTGATGCGATGATTGAAAAGGAAAGCAAATGAGCCTAAAGCAATGTATTATTTTTCTACTCGCGGTTAATCTCAACCCGCTCGGATTGTGGCTCAACGTTTCTACGTTTGGAAAATTTTTCGAGCAAAAGAGCTGCAACATCCAACAAGATGAGGAACATTTGCCAAAAGCTAGTTGCGGCGACCAAGTAGAAAAGGTAAACCAGAGCATAAAGGTAAAGCAGGTAGTGGTCTTGCCATTAGCTCAATCTGAATATGAACAGGAATAAGCAACCAACAAAGAATAAACGACAAAAACCACGTTGTAATACGCATAATCACCTCATCAAAATGAGATTTGAGGATGGAAAAGATGGAAGTAATTAACGCTTCCCACATAATAAATTCCTGTAATTGTTGGGGTGAGATGCAACAATTATATTCCTTGTTGGGGTGAGATACAACAAGGCGAGTTTTGCGGTTCTCGTTAAAAAACCGTTTGACAACACCGCTCACATCAGATTACGATACCCCAATTCTAAGCCGTCTCCAACGGCTTTTTTTGTACCTAAAATTCAAGGAAACATAATGAAACGCAACTGGGATTTAATCCGCAAAATATTGCTCAAACTTGAAGAAAAAGCCGACAGCACAAGTTGGCTTGAAAATTCAGATATTAAGGGATACGACTACCGTACTGTCGCTTATCATTATAAGTTACTCAAAAATGCGGGAATTATCGAAGCTATTGATATATCCACAATGGAAGAAGAAAATTTTGCAGCACTCTCGCTTACCTGGCAAGGTCACGAGTTTTTAGACAAAATCCGTAATGACAGCGTATGGAATAAAGTAAAATCCACCGTACAAAGTAAAAGCCTTGATTTGAGCTTTGATGTAATCAAAACGGTTGCAACAAAAATTATTGCGGCAATGATTTGACACCGCCCCCACTTCGGATTAAGATACCCCCACTTTCAACAGAAAGTCAGGATTGGTCTCCTGAATTGACAAAGAGCGGTGGAAAAGATAGTCGCTCAAAGCGGCTTTTTTTATAGCCGAAAATCAGTAAATCATACCTTTAAAGGTCGGATCAAATCGATCCCCCCTTCAAAAGTTGTCAATGATGAGCTGAATAGAAGTCCGAAAGGACGCCGTTCACTCTTTGTCGCGGTAAGACCAATTCTGTTCAGTTCATCACCAATGATTGGTCTCTAGGTGATGAGTTTTAAAAACTTTGACAAAGAGAAACACAAAATGACAACTTTAACTTTTCAAAACACTACTCTTTCGGTTATCAACCAAAACAATCAAACATTCTTAACAGCAAGCGATTTAGGCAAGGCATTAGATTATTCTGACGCTGATCGTAGCGTTCGCAGACTTTATACCGCCAACGCAGACGAATTTACCGCAGAAATGACCGCACTTATCGAAATGCCTACCGCAGGCGGACTACAAAAAGTGCGTATCTTCTCGCTTCGTGGTGCACACCTGATTGCCATGTTCGCCCGTACCAAAGTCGCCAAAGACTTCCGCAAATGGGTACTCGATATTTTAGATCGTGAAGTTTCGCAAAAAACGAAAGAAATCCAACCGCTTGCAGACGAACCCCTAAACCTACTGGTGCAAGCCTATCATTTTCTTTACCAGGCAAGCGACTTACGCACCAAAGTGCAACCAACCTTTATCGGTATAGATATCGACCGCCACTTTGGTAGCCATTACCTCCACAACTTAGGCAAACCACTCAGCCAATGTATGGAAAACATCCAAGCCTACATTCACGCCAGTGCCGAACGCCTTATGTTCGTGCAAGGTATGGCAAGCCTGCTTGAAACGCCAACAGCTAAAAAAGCAGTATTTAAATAATACTTAATAAGTACTTTCCATAAGATGATTTTATTAATGGTTGTGCTAATTCCTTAATTTTTTCTTTATCTATCCAACCATTTCTATATGCTATT